GATGCCACAATGGTAATACAGGAAATAAAAAATGTTCAAAAGGTATTCTTTTATGAATGAATAAACTGTCGTGCATAATTATAGCATTAGGAAACCATTTATATTTTAAATAATAATAGTATGGTAAAAGTTCTCCTCTTTTTGGAAATTCAGATTGAATAATGGTCAAATTATTATAGTCAAAATCAGATTTAACAAAATCTTGATTACTATTATCATCAATAATAAAAATTTGTCTTAAAGGATATAAAGTTCTAATAAGTTTAACTGACTGATTCCAATATTTATTTGTAGTTTCTGAGTTAACGTGCCTTGTAATAATAAATCCATAGTTTGACATAATATTATTAAAGATAATAATATTTTGTATAATAATTATATTTGTTATAATTTACAAAATATAAGATGGTAATTCATCTATATTTATGATAATTTCATTTTTAGGCATATTTTTATTTGATACTAAATATTTATTAAATTCTTTACGTTCTAATTGAGATTGTGGTGTATGATTATGAACATAACGTGCAATCATTTTATATAATTTAAAATCAGGATAACGTTCATCACCGTTATTTTTGTATAATATATTAATACCATTATCATCAATGCACCATTCAATTATTAGTTTAACTAATGGAGAACATTCATCAATATTTTTAATCATTATAAAATCATCAACAACATAATCAAAAATAGAACAAGCCAATCTACACAAATCAAAACTAAAATTAGGTTCTAAACGGGGTTTTTTATCATTAAAATATGGTTCAGTATTATATTGTGTTGCAGCATCACCTCCTGTTTGAAAACTATCACTGCAAAATATTTTACCATTAAATTTATATATTGATCGTCCAAAATCTATTATTTTATATATTTTTCCAAATGTTGGAACTTTGTAATTTTTTTTCTTATATGTATAATAAATAAATTTTTTTTTTGTAGAAATATACATTATATTATTCGTATGTAAATCATTATGTGTAAATGCGAACATCTTTTGATAAGTAATTAATATCATTATAATTTGCATTAAAGCCGAAAACCATTCGTCATCGCTCAACGTTCCATTCATAATTAAATCATCAAAAGTATTTTCACAATTTTCCATACAAATAACTTGGACTGGAAATTTAGGAATTGTTAAAAAAATATTTTCTTCTTGGATAGTCGATGAATTAGAATCATAATCTTCATAATTATCTTCATCTTGATCGTCAAATTTATCTCCTTCATTTTTTGTTATAAGTTCTTGTAAGCTTTCTGAACTCAAATTTTTATTATTCGCAAAAAAATCTTCATTTTCATAATTAATCTCATCTAAATTTTTTAAATCATCTGAATCATCGTCTTGAGTATGAGATGTTCTTGACGAACAACTTGAGCCTGATTTTAAACTTTCAGATTTATGTTGATTAGTTATATCAAAACAACTAGAATTAGTGATATCGATTAAATCAATTCCAACATTTTTAATATCATCAAGAGATAATGGTTGTTCAATATTATCAAATATATTTTCAAAAATATTATCATCAATAGATTTAACTGATAAATTTGACTTTAAACTAGTAGAAATTTTTAATGGTTTCAATTGTTTTATTTCATCATTACTAACTAAATGTGAATAATCTTCAACATTAAATAAAATTCCTTTTTGTTTTATAAAAAAATCGGATTGTACCAAATAATCGAGGTCATCAATTATATTAATTTTATAATCATTTTTAATTGCCAAAAATGATCCATAATAATCAAGACCATGTATAAATTGATGTTCATAAAGAACTTTACTTGTTAAAAATGAAAAAAAACCATCAATAAATGAAGAATTATTAGGGTCTGAAATTTTGGGGTGAACTTTGGTAGATTTATCTAGTGATGGTAAGTTAAATAAGTTAGTATCATTATAATTATATTTCCCAACTAAGTATTTAAATGGGTCTAATAATGGGGCCATTTTAATGAATACTTGTCGTGTATTATCGATATCTTCTCCATTAATATCAGAAATATTTTTAAGTTTACAATTAAATATATGTTCATTATCATAATCTTTGTTTTTAGTATCTTTAATATCAAAAATAGACCATTGATTATTCAAATTAATAAAATTCCAATTAGTATTATTTAATGCAAAAAATCTATCATATATAGGAATATAATTTTGGACATTACTTAAATTAATCTTTGTGTTAGTTTGAAACTTGTTAAAAAGGTTAATGTTCTTTCTTTTTTGATAATTAACAGAAATAGTCATTAGCTAATAAAAATATTAATAAAAGTTATATTTAACTCATTATTTTGAAAATCCTTAATATTCTTATTTTATTTTTAATTAAAATAATTTCATTTAATTTCATTTAATTTTACATAAATTTTATTAAAAAATATAAATTTATTATAAAAAATTAAATCATCTACATACATATTATTAAGAATTTCTATACTTTCATCTGTCAAAATACAATTTAACCCAGAAGATGATGATACATTTATTTTTTCATTGCTATCAAAATTCATATTTTCATCTATATTTAATTTATATTCATTTTTTAAAAAATATAACAAATTTTTATAATTATTAATTTTATTATATTGAATTAAAAATGTATTATTCGCATCTCCATTTAACCAAGTCACTTGAGGTCTAAATATAATATTTTCTATTATATTTTTATTATTTTGAATAAATAAATTAATATCATCATATTTGTTAATTATAAAATCAGTCCTTTTCATCATAAATTTATATCCACTTATAAATCTTTCAATAGGTTCTCTTATAAATGCAAAGCATTTAATATTGTTATTATTTAAATACCATAACCCATCTTTTAAATGATTATTTGGAAAATATATTTTAATATTTGTGTTTATATAAAAAAAATTTATATTTTGTCCTAAATCTGTTCCACCTGTTTTGGGAATATGTAAAAATCCTATATTATTGATTAAAAAATTTTGTTTATCTATTTCAGTAATATGTTCTTTATACTCACCAGCAATCTCATTTTTATTATCAAAAACATACGTTCCAAATAAATATGGCTCATTATTTTTCCATTGTCCTTGAAAATAGTAATCTTTATTTGGATATCTAATAAATCCATATCCATCTTTTAAATCATCTACAAACATTCCTTCAAAATATATACCATCTGAATGTAATATTATACCTTTACCGTGTTTTTTACCATCTTTTATATTACCATTATATGTATCACCATTAGGATAATGAATATATCCATTTTCTTCTGCCATATAATTTATAAGTATAAAATAATAACTCCAGTTCCTCCTAAAATAGTGCCACCACTAAATGAACCACCAGCACCACCACCAGTATTTGGTCCTCCTGGAGAAGCAGGAGTACTACTCATCACTCCATTACCACCTCCACCAAGTCCTCCGTTAGAATATCCGCCACCACCACCACCACCATAATATGAATTTAAATCTAATACATATGTGCCAGTTGCTCCACCAGCACTGCCCGAATTAGAAAAATAACCGCCGTTACCACCACTACCTATTGTTGAGCTTATAATATTAAGACCGGAAGATACACCTGTTCCTCCTCCGGTTTGTCCTGAACCTCCATATGCAGTAATATTAATAGAACCACCACCCAAAGTTGTGTTAGCATTTGATGCTCCTATGGTAAAAGTATAATTTGTTCCAGGTAATAAATTTAATCTTCCATATACAGTTCCACCACCACGTCCTCCTATTGCAAGAGAACCAGCTGTACTAGATGCACCTCCTCCAACAACAACAAAATTTAAAGTACTGTTTTTAGATGTGTTTAATGTCCCACTTGAACCAGCTGTTAATATAAAAGCTGCTCTTCCATTTATAGTTGTTTTTATAAATGATGTGCCAGCGCCTGTTACAGTTAAAAAATGTATACCAAAACTCTCAAATATTAGAGACAAATCTTTATCAGAACCTATAACGCCAGCATAATTCTTAACGATATAACCTGTGTTAAAAGTTATTTGCGAAGTAGTTAACGGTTCAAATATTTCATTTAAATCCTGGTTATTCGATTTAAAGTTTGTTGTTGATGCCTTTGGACCACTAGTATAACGATTAAAAATTCGTGATAAATCTATAGAACCAACATTATAAGATGTGTTTGGAACTGCCATTTTATATTATCAATAAATAATAATTTTATTTTAAAATATTAAATAATTATAAAAAAATATCACATATTATTTATAAAAATTATTAAATGCTTTACTCGTGTATTGGTGTTTTTTGATAAGTATCGATTTTACGTTCAAGAAGTGATAATTGCTAAAGATGAATGGAAGTAAACAATATTTTATATTTAATAAAAGAATTTTAGGAAAAAAATACTGAAGAGGTGCTATATGAAAACGGATTAAATAAAATATATTGTAGTAGACTTTTACTTACACCTGTTGATATTAATTTATAATATATTAAACCATTAAATTATTAATTATGTATTTATATTCGTGTAGTTTAGAATAATAATTCGTAAAATGTTATTAAATAAATTTGTGTTATATCATATATATGAATTTAGAATTAAAACGGTTTGATATGAAAAGTATAAGTTTTAAGCCGAATGAATCTAAAGGTCCAGTTATAGTATTAATAGGGAGGCGTGATACTGGTAAATCTTTTTTAGTAAGAGATCTATTATATTATCATCAAGATATTCCAATTGGAACAGTTATTTCTGGAACAGAAGAAGGTAATGGTTTTTATGGTAAAATGGTTCCAAAATTATTTATTCATAATGAGTATAATACAGCAATTATTGAGAATATTTTGAAACGTCAAAGAGGAGTTTTAAAACAAATAAAAAAAGAAATGGAAACGTTTAAACGTAGTACGATTGATCCGAGAACATTTGTTATTTTAGATGATTGTCTTTATGATAATACTTGGTCGCGTGATAAAATGATGCGATTATTATTTATGAACGGTAAAATGTTTGCCGTAGTCATTCCAAAAGAATGGCTAGTTCAATACTTTGTTGGTATTGAGCGACACGTCCAAAATGCGGGGACGTCTCGATTTAGAATTATGTAAAATTCTTTGGAAGTTTATACTACTAAATTAATATATAAATATATTAATGGCTTATGCTAACTACATAAGGTATAGTAAAAATGTATAAAATAGAGATAATCCGCAGCTAGTCACCTAAATTCGTTATGGTAAGAATATGGTGATAGTTCAACGACTAAATGCCCGTGG